AGACAGTCATTTAACCTCAAGCGTAACGGAGTATTCTACTCACTAACACTTACAGATGGTGTCCAGTCTACGGTTATACGTCCAGAAAACAATATCATCGTTTCGCTTAACGGTGTTATACAGGAACCAGGCGTAGGTTTCGAGCTAGTTGGTTCACGAATCATCTTCTCTGAGATACCTCGTGTTGGGTCTACATTCGTTGCATTCTCCTACGTGGGTAGTGAGGCAGACGTTGACGCTGCTGAAGTTGTCCCACCAATCGAGCCAGGCGACTTTATTGACATTCAAGGTGAGACTTCAGACAGACAGGTTGCTGTTATTGAATCTTCTAACTCCTTAATCACATTTGACTATCTTGGATCAGTCTTTGGTAAGGACGCAGTTGGAGCCGCATCAATCACGAGTGGTACTATTGATAGTGTCCAAGTCACCTCCGTTGGGTCTGGTTACACAACTAGACCATCTGTAAGGGTTGACTCCATCTCTGGATTTGACGCACAGATTAAGGCACTGGTTGGTGTTGGTGAGTGTGTAATTTCCAACCAAGGTAGTGGATATTCTGCTGCTGGTATATCGGTTGATACTTCAGTACCTGACGACTGGACTGCACCAGATTTGAGTCAATATGGTGAAGAAGTAATTGACCCTGAGATTCTTCCATAAATAACTAAAAATTGTAAGGTAAATGGCTAAACAAACGCTAGGTCTAGGATCTGCTGCTAACGATAATACGGGTGATACCCTTCGAGTCGGTGGTGATAAGATTAACGACAATTTTAATGAAATCTATACAGGCATTGGTAATGGCACTACGTTATCTCTTAGTGTTACTAATGCTGCTGTAGGACAGGTATTGCGATATAATGGGTCTACTTTCCTTCCATCCGACTACACAAACCTTACTGCTGGTCTGGATGTTAATGGAAATAGTATTGTTTCATCAAGTAATGGGAATATTAATATTGCTCCGAATGGTACTGGTAACTTAACACTTGGCGTTGGTGGTGTTACTAATACATTTACAGGAGCAGATGGCATAATTGATATGCCAACTAAGGTAAAATATAAAAATGAATGGGCTAGTCTTGGTGCTGCACCTGCTGCTGCAACCTATACTGGATACTTTTTTACAGTTGATGGTGATGATAATCCATATGTAAATATCAACATAACTGCTGGTGGTGTTGGAGATACTAGAGCAAAATTATTAACACAATATTCAGGTGTAAATGACTTAGTAGACGTTGATACAAATACTGCTGCACCTACAAACGGACAAGTTTTAAAGTGGAGTAGTAGTGGAAGTAAGTGGGCACCTGCTAATGATGATTCAGGTATTTCTTCGCTTAACCTTTGGGCATCAGTTGCTGGTGATACAGGATCTACTACTGCTAATACAGGATCTGATACTTTAACGATTGCTGGAGGCACAAACATTACTACCGTCGTTTCAGGGGATACTTTAACAGTTAACTTCTCTGGGACTCTGACAACAACATTTGCTGCTTTAACAGATACAAATGTTGGTGGTCTTACCCAAGGCGATTCACTATTTTACAATGGCACAAATTGGGTGCCAACTCGTAGTCCAATAACTTGGTGGGAAGTTAATGCTGATGGTGCAAACCATTATACTATTAACGGACCAGGTTTCTCTGCTGCGACAAATGACCCAACATTGTATGTCCAAAGAGGACAAACATATGCGTTTGATAATTCTGTGCAAGGTGCTGGTCACCCCTTCAGAATTCAGAGCACAACTGGATTAGCTGGGACTCCTTATACTGCTGGTCAAACTGGTAGTGGAATCACAGTTTTATATTGGACTGTCCCTATGGACGCTCCTTCAACTCTATATTATCAATGCACACTCCATGCATTAATGAATGGTACAATTAACGTAATAACTTAATAAATGGCGAGGACTATACCTGGTACTGGTGCTTCTATCAAACCATTATTTAATGAAGTATTTGGGGTTAGAGCAGTTGAAGTTTTGGAAGGAGGGAAGGATTATACTTCTGCGGATCCACCAAGACTAACTGTTACTGGTTGTGGCACACCAGACGAAGAAGCAATACTTTATCCTATCATTGATGATGCGTCGGGTAGGATTGTTCATGTACGAGTATTAAGTAAAGGGAGGGGATATGATCCACTCAGAGTCAATATTTTACCGACGAGTGATACGCCAAACGTTGTTACGTCATTTGACATTAAGAGAATATGGCAGAGCAATCCTCAGTCAACGACAACAGGAACGTTTGCAACAACAACAGACAGACTAACAATTGTTTCGGATAATCATCCAAAACCTTCTGATGTATCTGGAGAAAGAGCACCAGGTGGTGGACCGTTAGTTGATAGGAATTTTAATCAAGCATTTATATACAGGGGTGGTAAAGATGTACCTGCTTCTGAGCCAAGACCAGACCAGAAGAATAAGGTCTTAGGTCTTTTAGCAAATGGAGTACAACTCCACACTCCTGAATGGGGTCAAGGTCATTCTGATGTACCTATAGGATTCAGTCTTGACACAGTAAGATCAAGTTTCATTAAATCTAATGATGCTTATGATGGTGTAGTTGATAGTAATGTATATCATTACCAGTCAAGTAAGTTAATTAACCATCTAGCACTAAAGAATGGTACATTACAAAATGGTTTCCAAAGAGTATTCACTTGGAATATCAAAGTAGAATTTGACAACTTAATGATTCCTGTTGGTAATGTCTCTGAGACAATGGGATCAGTAGAAGTTGGTAGACAAATAGAATTAGTTGGTGGTAGTGCAACATGTGAAGTTGCAAAAATTGTTAGAAATGGTTCTGGTATTGTCCAGAGAGTATATGTAAGATTGGTAGCAGGTACATTCTCTAATGGAGATAATCTGTTAGGTGCAAATGGTTTCACAATGACCATTAATAATGACCCTACCACATTCCCTAACGGTCTTTTCTATATTAATTTCGGACCTGATGCAGCAGATTTTGGTAATTTTGATGTTAATGGATGGTATCTTTCTCCTGAAGATATTAAAGTCCAATCAAATTATTTAATTAAGTGGAATCAATCTGATGCAAGTAATGGTATTACTGGTACTCATCCTCATGGTCATCCAATGCAATTCAGTACCACACAAGATGGTCTACTGAATGGTGGCACACTATACACAAATAGTACTGGTGCTGGTGGTGGATGGTCTACTGACTATGAGAATGAATTCCAACCACTCTTCTTAATGAATGCTGATGAGAGTAATCGCATTTATTATTACTGTAAGTATCACAGATACATGTCTGGATACGCTGGAGATGAAGGTTATATGACCTTTGATAATACTCCAGACAACGATCCTCTCCCAAACAATTATTACATTACTGACTTCTATGCAACTGGACCTGATTATGCCAGACATGCAGATGGTCACTCTAAGATATTGGGTATGTCCTATGATGGATATCCAATCTACGGTCCTTATGGATATAATGCAGCAGGTTCTGTTGTTAGACAGGTATCGGGATATCGATTAAAGGCAGGTGTTGAGATTGATGGTACTAGACCTGCTGTTGTTACAGCATCTTCAGTAACACAAACTATTACCGTATCTAATGGTAAATTCTATGTTGGTGGTAGTGAAGTACAATTCTTAAATCTTTTCAGAGGTAAGACATACGTTTTCAACCAGGATCATTCTACTAATGATAGTAACTTCCTATTGTTAAGCACACAAGAAAATGGTTGGCAAGCATCTGGTACAGCTAATGGTGATACTTCAGTTTTATATCAAGATGCTGTTGTATATAAATTAGAAGGTGTTGTTAAGACATACACAGAATATATTTCAGGATTTAATGCTGCAACCTCCAGAACTTTAACGTTTACTCCCAGAACAGACGCACCTAGACTACTCTATACATTCTCATATTCAACAGCTGATATGGGATTCAGATTAGTCCAAGATGGTTATCTAATGGGTGACCTAACTCAAGACTATATCTACGATTCTGCTGTTTCTGGTGCAACTCTTGACAAGTATAATGGTAGATTTGCTACTACTCCTGAGTATCCAAATGGCACCTATGCATACTTTATGGCAGAGGATGGATCAGGTAACCCAGTTTATCCTTATGTAATTGGACCTCAGTATAGAGGAGTACCTTTATTTGAAGGTGATACATTACCAGCATTACCTACAGAGTTTCCTAGTGGTGCAGAAGGTGAAGTTGTATTGGGTACAGGTTCTGATGCTGGTAAAGTCTCCTATATTAAGATGGAGAAATTTGGTGATGGTTACTTTGGTACAGCAGAAGCAAAGATTTTAGGTGGTGGAGGTACTGGTGCTTTAGCAACTCCTACTGTCCAAACCGTTACAGGTCTTGCATTATTAAATCCAGGTAGAAGTTTTGCTACTCCTCCTACTCTAATTGTTGAAGGTGGTGGTGGACAAAACGCTAAAGGTGCTGCAAAGATTGATGTTACTGGTAAGGTTACATCTATCAGTGTTGTAAATGAGGGTGAATTCTATCAAGAACCACCTTATGTTTTAATTAGTGGTGGTGGCGGTATTGGTGCTAGAGCAGAAGCAGTTATATCTCAAGGTAAGATTACTGCTATTAATGTAACAGAGCAAGGTCAAGGATTTACTTCTACTCCTAATGTTATCTTTACTAAGTTAGTTAACCTTAAGAGAAAGACTGCTGCTAGACAGTCACTTAACTCTACAGCATTCTATCTAACTGGACTACTAGCAAGTATGACTGCTAGTCAGACTGAGATATATGTTGATTCTACAGATGCATATCCAGGATCAGGTAAGTTAATAATTAACAATGAGACAGTTTCATACTCTTCCAAATCAAGAGAGAAGTTTAGTAATGTAACAAGAGGTCTCAATTTCAACTATGACCAACGTGTTATTCTTGATAGTGGACAGAATCTATCTGATGGCACTTCAAACTATAAGTTTAACGTTGGAGACAGAGTAATTAGAAGGGTTGAAAATGCCCAAAACAAGATAGCAAAAGTATATGATTGGAATGCTCAGACAAGAGAATTGCTTGTAGCATTTGAAGTTGATGAATTAGCATTCATTGATGGTGGTATTCCATCTACTGAAGATGCAATTGTACAGTTTGATGCTGGTGTTGCTGATTCTGCCAACTCCTCATTCCAACCACATGTATTATTAAATTCAACTGGCGATGTTATTACTACATTGACAGTACCAATTGCATCAATACAGAATAAGAAATTTGAAGATGATGATGAAAACTCTGGTGCAGGAGACGGTATTCCAGATCTTGTAAATACAGGTACAGATTTTGAAAACCAGATTAGTCTGGATGGTGGTATATTCAACTCTTTATATGGTATCGAGGAAACACAGGGTGGCACAAACACAACTCTATTCCAAGCAGGTGACAGTATTAAGGATGCTGACATACCATTCAAGTATGCAACTATTACCTCTGCTGGTGCATTGAATGAAGGTGTGCCACATTCAGCATTGATGGAAATTACTATTGATGCTAACGATGGTAATGGTAACAATTATGCAGTTAATGAAGTAGTAACTGGTGATGTATCTGGGGTTAAAGGCACTGTAGTATCTTGGAACCCAAGCACAGGTAAATTGCAAGTTGGAGATATAATTCCATTTAATACTGGTAACGTCAATGTTGGTGTTGCTGGTTACTTGTATAAATTCTCTGATACAGGAACTATTGTAGATTTCAATATACAGAATTCTGGTACTAACTACAGTGCAGCACCAGCAGTAACAGTTGAAACAATTGGTGATATACAGGCAACAGGCACAGCAGTATTAACTGCTGCTGGAGACCAAGTTGCATCTATAACTATCACTAATGGTGGTTATGGATATAAACAGACTGTAGACAACACATATAATATTCACCCAACAGTAACAATTGCTGCCCCTACAAGTGGCACAACAGCAGTTGCACAGGCAATTCTAGGTGGTGAAAAACTGGTTGGAAACGGTGGTGCTTCTTATAGAATTAAGAGCATCGAGTTCCAAACAATAGCAAGGACTCAGTAACCTTGATAAATAGACAAAGGACATTAAGTACCTATAGTTAAATGGCAGCGTTATTAACAGATCAATTTAGAATCTTTTCTGCTCAAAAATTCATTAAAGCACTCGAAGGTCCAATATCGACACAGAGTGACGCAGATGCAGGAGCAACGAGAGACAGGGTTTATATCTTTATAGGTAGACCTCAAGCTTGGGATGATGAAAACTCACCTCCGCAAGCAGTAGACTCCTTCTTGGAATTTTCATCATCCTATGATGATATGATTTCACTGAAACGTGTATTAGCTGCCGACACGGTTCAAGTGGTACGTCGTATCGACTGGGTAAGTCCTGAGCAAACTACTGGTGGTCTAGGTTTTACCTATGACATGTATCGTCACGATTACTCACCAAGTAAAACAGCATCTTCTGGTGCTACAAAATTATACGATTCTGATTTTTACGTTGTAAACAGTCAGTATCAGGTCTATAAGTGCATATATAACGGTACAAGTCCTTCAGACCCAAATGGTAAACCTTCAACAGTTGAGCCAACAGGCACTTCAACAAGTATTATCACTACCTCCGATAGCTATCGCTGGAAGTATCTTTATACTATTCCTGTTGCTAGTGTCCTAAAGTTCTTCTCTAATGACTATATGCCCGTATTCGTTAATGATGCGGTGAAGACAAATGCTGTGGCTGGTGAAATAGACACAGTTGTGATAAACTCAGCTGGGTCAGGATATAACAATGGAACCTATGACAATGTTGCTATTAACGGCGATGGGACTGGTGGTCGTGTCTCAATTGTCGTCGATGGTGGTCGCATTATTTCTGCTACTGTTACTTCTGGTGGTACTGGCTATACCTTTGGTAAAATTAGTATTGACAATATTACTGGTATTGGTACAGGTACTGGCGGTCAGGTGGATGTTATTATTCCTCCTCCTGGTGGTCATGGATACGATCCAGTGGTTGAAATGGGAGCCTTCAGAGTAATGATTAACGCCAAACTCTCCTATGATGAGGGTGCTGGTGACTTCCCTGTAGATAATGACTATCGTCGAATTGGTCTTATCACTAACCCATTAAAATTCGGCACAACTGAATTACTTGCTGACTTAACAGTCTCAGCAGCTAAGGCAGTTATTTTCTCACCTACATTCCAAGGTAACTACGTCCCCGATGAAATCATCACTCAGACCAGAGTGGTAGGAGGTACTAACGTTACGGCTCGTGGTAGAGTCATTTCATGGAATGCAACTACAAAGCTTTTGAAATATTATCAGAATGCTGTAGACGGTATCTTCCCTGAAGTTACTGGTACTCTTAATGAGTTTGATGGTTCTAACGTAATTAGTGGTGCGACAAGTGGTGCAGCAGGTGCTCCTGATGTTAACTTCCCAGCCGTCCCTAATTCCTCCTCACGTACCATTAATAATACTGAATATGATTTGGGTATGAAATTTAATAACGGTTATGCAAAACCCGAAATTAAATCAAATGATGGTCAAATTATTTACATAGATAATAGGAGATCCATTAGTCGTGCAAACGACCAAATCGAAGACATCAAAATCGTAATAGAATTCTAAGATGGCACAAAATACCAATCTAAACGTCACTCCGTATTATGACGACTTTGATAAAAGTAAAAACTTTTATCGAGTATTATACCGTCCTGGATTTCCTATACAGGCTAGAGAGTTAACGACCAGTCAGTCTATCTTACAAAATCAGGTAGAAAACATTGGTGGTCATCTCTTCAAAGATGGTGCAATGGTTATACCAGGTCAAATTGGTTATGACCTGAATGTTGATTGTATAATGTTGCAGGAGAGTTTCTTAGGAGCAGAGGTTGAGAATTATAGATCACAATTAAATGGTTTAATTATAGAAGGTCTAACATCTGGTGTTAGAGCAAAAGTATTATATAGTATTTCAGCTACCGATTCAGACAAAGGATATATCACTATCTACGTTAAGTATATCGAATCAGGTGGTACAAAAAATGACCAAGGAACATTCTCAAATAATGAGCAGTTAATAACAGAGAAGGAAATTACATTTGGTACCACTCTAATTGAGATTGGATCACCATTTGCACAATTACTTCCTACTGCTGCATTACAAACTGGTAGTGTTGCTTACGTCCAAACAGGTGTCTACTTCATTCGTGGTTTCTTTGTAGACGTACCTTATCAGTATATTTTATTAGATCAATATGGAAACACCCCATCCTATCGAGTCGGACTTGACATCCAAGAGTCTATCATCACCCCAGAAGATGACTTATCCCTTAATGATAACGCAGCTGGCACATCTAACTATGCTGCTCCTGGTGCTCACAGGTTCCGAATAACCACAAAATTAAATAAGAAGCTTCTAACAGACGACGCAGATAAAGATTTCATCGAGTTGCTGAGAATCAACGGGTCAAAAGTTGAAAAGATTGTTGACCGTTCAGCCTATGATGAGCTAGAGAAGTCACTAGCATTGAGGACATACGAAGAGTCAGGAGACTATGTTGTCTCTGACTTCCAGATCACTATGAGAGAAAACCTCTCTGATGGTTTCAATAATGGTGTCTATACTGCTGGTCAAACTACCTCTGGTGGTGCAACTGCTGCTGAGAATCTATATTCAGTAGAGTTATCTCCAGGTCTTGCTTATGTTAGAGGATATAGAATTAAGACTTTATCACCAACCTATGTTGACTTAGAAAAACCAAGGGATACAGATAACGTCGAAAACAAAATTGTACCATTTGAATTAGGTAACTGGGCTAGAGTTAATAACATCTATGGTTTCCCTAATCTAACTGGTTCTACTGTTACTAATAGCTATCAAGTTATAGAGTTAAGAGACACATACAGTGGTACTCCTGGTGACCAGCAAGGTAACCTTATTGGATATGCTCGTACTGCTGCTATTGAGCACATAGAAGATCCTGATAATACTTTTGGTAATGCTGATGACAAGTATAAGTTAAACGTCTTCGATGTACAGATGTTTACTTTAGTCACTCTCTCATCTGCTAAGTCAGTTGACCAAGGGTCAATACTTGTAGGTGGAACATCTGGTGCAAGAGGATTCATTGTTAATACAGTATCATCTAATGATGACTGGATATTATATCAAGTAGAAGGTGAGTTTATAAAGGGTGAGATGCTTCAACTAAACGGTGAAGCAGTTGATACTATTGCTGATGTACATCCTTACAAATTCTCTGATACTCGTCAAGTACTTACAAGAGATGAGAGCTCAAGTGCAGTTGAATTTACTGCTGACTTAATTCTCGAAGATATTATAAGACTAGAAGGTGACTCATTCACCTATGATGCTACTGGTGGTTCTGAAAAGATTACTGGTTTAAACTCAAACTTTGCCATTGACTTACGTCCTGGTGATAGAGTTTACTTTAGTTCAACTAAGTATGTTGATATTGATAAGGTAACTCCAGGTAGTTTGAATACTACTGGTATGGCAAGCATCTTTAACTATGCTGCACAGACTGCTAATGTAACTCCTGGTGCTGGTGGTGCTGCTCCTACTGCTGGAGAATATACAGTATTGGTTAGATACCGTGGTAGATTACAAGGTCTTGATAATGCTGACCTATTCAGTCCAATGCCTAAGAAATACATTAAGAGTATTTCTGATGAATCATCTATTGTTAGAAGGACATTTGATGCACAAACAGTTGCTTCAAACTCTGTTTCTATAACTCTACCTGAGAATGAGCAGTTTGTTGCACTCGACCAAGAGCATTATAATATTACTGTATTGGCAAGTAGTACGTCTTCCCTTGTAGGTGACCCACTTGCTATTAATACGACTACAAGTGGTGCTATAGCATATTGCACATTTACTACATCTGATAGGACTACCCTACAGATTGACAACCTAACAAATATTACTTCTGTTAAAGTTACTGCTACAATCTCTAAGAACGTAACTACTAAGAAGACAAAATCACAGAAAGAGATGTTTGTCTTGAAATGCAACAAGACAATCAGGTCTCTCGATAAGCCTCAGTATGGTTTAACATTCTCCACACTATATGGCACAAGAATTCAGGATAAGGATCTTTCATTAGGTCTAGTTGATTGCTACAGATTACATGCTGTATATGAATCACTAGATGATAATGATGCTGTTGTCCCAAGTGTAACTATAGTTGAGCCAGTATTCTTTGCTACTAACACTATTGTTACAGGTAGGACTTCCCAAGCAAGAGCAAAGGTTGTTGAATTTGCATCTGCAAGTTTGAAACTAAGTCTTGTATATCTTGGCGATAATCAGTTTATACCAGGTGAAACTATTACTGGTGAAGACAGTAGTGGTAATGCATTAACAGGTATCATCAATGATGGTGCTTCATCTGTCGTTAAAGGATCTAAAGTTATTACTGACAACTACTATCTTGAGGTAGGTCAGACAGGATTTATATACGATACATCAAGACTTGTAAGAAAGAAAGGTGTCTCAACACCTATTCGCCAGATAAAAATTGTTTGTGACTTCTATCAGCATTCTGCTACAGGTGATTACTTCGGTGGTCAATCATACTTGAATACCTTATATAAGAATATTCCATTCTTCCATACTGCTTTCTTAGCAGATTACTTAGATTGGAGACCAGGTGCTAAGAATCTTTATAGTGATGCAGGTACAATTTCTACTCCTGCATATGTAAACTGCTCTACGTTTGACTTCAAGTCAAGAGTATTCACAATTGGTGGCACAACAAACTCTACTATATTCGACATACCTAAGTTAGACAGCGACTTCCGTTGTGACTTTGATTGGTATCTACCTAGGACTGATAAGATATTCTTACTTCCTAGTGGTGAATTCCAAGTTGTTAAAGGTAAGTCATCATCTGAACCACAGGATCCAGATAGTCTAAAAGATGGTATGCATCTTGCTACCCTTAAGCATAGACCATATGGTTTTGGTGATCCTGGAGACACAGTAATTAAGAGGTCTGATAATAGACGCTATACTATGAGAGACATTGGTGCTCTTGAGCGTAGATTAGACCAAGTTGAGTATTACACTTCACTCAACATGCTTGAAACTGATACTTTCAATACTACTATTGTAGACTCTACTGGTAAGGATCGTTTCAAAAATGGATTTATTGTTGATGACTTTAGTGATCATAGTAAGTCAGAGACATCACATGAAGACTTTGGTGCTTCATTAGACTTTAGAGAAGGTATTTGTAGAGCATCACACTATACAACTAACGTTGCTTTAATACTTAACGAAACCTTATCAACAAATTATCAGGTAACTGGTCCACTAATCACGTTACCTTATGCAGAATTAAAAATTATTGACCAACCATATGCTTCCAGAGTTGAAAACGTTAACCCATTTAACGTCTTCACATACATTGGACGTATTGATTTATCTCCAGCATCTGATGACTGGATTGATACTGACCGTATACCTGAAAGAGTTATCCCAACTGAAGGTGATTTCCAAAACGTTTCATCCGAAATGGGTGTTGACCAGAATGGAATGTTACCTATTGAGTGGGGATCATGGCAGACTAACTGGGGTGGCACTGAAGAAGTTATCTCCTCACGAACTGTACATAACCAGCACTGGATAGCAGAAGATATTGGTAGGTCACCTCACCCTCAAGTTTGGGGTGGTCGTGGTATGCGTCGTATTAACAGAGTTACTACGATTAGAGTTAATGCAGGTCAGTCAAGAGAAGGTATTAGGACTAGAGTTGTACCAAGGATTGATAGAGTATCACAGGGTGATAGAATTGTATCAACTACTTCTATACCTTGGGTTAGGTCAAGAAACCTTGCTATGAATGTTGTCCGTATGAAGCCTAGGACTCAGTTCTTTACATTCTTCGACGGCACTAAGATTGATGGTTATGTGATGCCTAAGATTATTGAATTAGTTAAGGATCCTTCTGTTGATGCTAGGACAAACTCAACTCCATTTGTTATTGGAGAAACAGTTACTGGTGCAACAAGTGGTGTAAGATTCAAAGTTGCAGCACCTAATGATAAGTTTGAATATAATCCATATGATGATACTTTAACTGCTACATCATATGCATCAACTACTGCATATCTAAACATCGATATTACTTCTCTTGCAGAGCAAGCAGTTGGTGATTACTATGGTAACATGCAAGTTGGTGAGATTCTAACAGGTGCTTCAGGTGCTAAAGCAGTTGTTAAAGACAGACGAGTACTCTCTGATAGATTAGGTCAATTCTCTGGGTCATTCTTTATTCCAAATCCAGGTATAGATACCAACCCACGTTGGGCTACTGGTAGTAGGACATTACGTTTCACTACATCTGATAGTGATAGTAGACTTGCTGGAGCAGTTGATTCATCTGCTGAAACTGAATACGCAGCAACAGGTACATTAAATACAGTCCAAGAAAATATTCTTGCTGTTAGAAATGCTGAGATTGTCCGTGATACAGTAACAGAAGAAAGAGTTATTAATACTACTAGGACAGAAACAAGACAGATTGGTTGGTATGACCCTCTTGCTCAGTCATTTATATGTGACGAAGAAGGTGGAGTATATCTAACATCTGTTGACATATTCTTCAATTCAAAAGATACAAATATTCCTATCTCTATGCAGATAAGGACAATGGAAAATGGTTATCCTACGAAGACTATTCTTCCATTCTCTGATACAACTTTAAACCCTGCTGATGTCCAACTATCAGAAGTTGGTGCAGTTGCTACTAAGTTTAAATTCAGAGCACCAGTTTATATTCCTCAGTCTCAAGAGCATTGTTTCGTATTGCTCTCTGACTCTAACTCATATCAGGTTTGGATATCTCGAATGGGTGAGTTAGACATTACTGGAGACAGGACTATATCTGAGCAGCCATATGCAGGTGTCTTATTCAAGTCACAAAACGCATCTACATGGACTGCTGACCAGTATGAGGATCTCAAATTCTCTATCTATAGAGCAAACTTTGATAATACTGGTAATACTCAGGTCACACTTAACAACGCTAAACTAGGTGTTGGTAATAAAGGTGTATTGGCACTGAGAAGAGATCCTATTGAGACTTTCCAACCAAGCATTCGTTTGGTACTTAACTCTACAACACTACCATATACTGTTGGTGCTAGAGTTTATCAGAAGACAACCCTTGCAGAAGGTACCATTACTAAGGTAGAAACCTTAACTGCTGGAGTTGCTATTACATTAGATAATATTTCAGGCACATTCGCACAAGGATCTGCTGCTGGTGGTAACGTAACTAACCGTATCGTATCATCTAAGACAACTGGTGCAATGACAGTGACTGGTGCATCTGGTGCATTCACTGTTGGAGAAACCATTACTGGTAACTCTTCTGGTGCTCCAACTGCTGTTGTAGGCACTTGGACAGACAATGGTGGTGGTGCTGCAACATTCGCATTAACATCTGTTTCTGATGACTTTACCAACTCAACTGAAGTCATAACTGGTGGCTCATCTGGTAAGACTGCTACTGTTAACGTCTTTACACCTGCTGGTGATGCTGTAGAAACTGGAGCAATATCGGATTCTTATCCTGATGTTACACCTACATTTACTACAGACCAAAGAAAGATTAAGGTATATCATACTAATCATGCTATGCATGACGTTGCTAATAACGTTACCTTATCAGGTTTAATATCTGAGATTAGTGACACTTATCTAACTGCTGCTATCTCAGCATCAGATTCATCCATAACTGTTAATGATGCTAGTGCATTCCATAAAACTATAAATGGTGTTGCTATTAGTGCATCTAACGTTGGATTCCTTAAGATTGATGATGAGATTTTATCTTACTCTGCTATCTCTAATGATGGTAAGACAGTTACTATTCAAGCAAGAGCACAAGGAAGTACAACTGCTGCATCTCATGTAGATGAGTCTATTGTTTCCTGCTACAACCTGGATGGTATTCCTCTAACAGAATTAAATAAAACTCACTCTGCTATTCAGAATCCTACATTGGATTCTTATGAAATTGCAGTCACATCACTTGGTGACATAGGTATTAGAGGTGGTGGACCAAACGCAAGTGCTACTCAAAACTTACAGTATGAGAATATCATTCCTCAGATTCAGAGAATGATTCTACCTAAGACTTCTATTACAGCAAGAGGTAACTTTATTAGTGGCACATCTATTAATGATGGTGCTAGTGCTCTATCTGGATCATTCGCAAATGATGGAATCTTCCTTGATATCCTATTACAAAACAATAATCAGTTAACCTCACCGAAACTGATTTGCTCACAGATTAATGAATCTGAAGAGTTGAGTGGTGAGAAGTCCTTAAGGTTGGATTTAACCTTGAAGACTACAGAGACTAACGTTTCTCCTATAATTGATACAGATAGAATGTCTGCTGTGTTGGTTTCTAATAGGATTAATAATCCTAGCGATACTAACTCCGCTAAATTATCTGTTGGAGATACACATGAAGCAGCATATATTACAAGAGCTGCTACACTGACAAACTCTTCTGGTGCTATCAAGCTTCTGTTTGCGGCTTTCCGCCCAACAAATGCTATTATACGAGTCCTATATAGAGTGCGTCCAACTGGAAACACTGACCCAATTGAAAAATTCGGGTTTGAATTCTTCCCTACCACTAATCAAAACGTTCCTGGAACTACTGATAACTACGTGTTTAAGGATTATTCATATGAAGTTTCTGGTTTGTCCTTCGACCAATATCAGATTAAAATAGTATATGCTTCACCTAACCAAGCATATAGTCCTATCATTAAAGACCTCAGAGCAATTGCATTAGCAGTTTAACATGAAAGTACCAGTGAAAGATGCCGCAGGATGGTTTAAAGATACCGCTTCTGGAGGCATTGAATGTGGGGATTCCTCCCAATATGAAAAATATATGGCAGGAATCAAGGCTGAGAAAGCTAAAGAAAAACAAATAGATACTTTACAAAACGAAGTTTCTGGGTTAAAATCTGAATTGGGTGAAATCAAATCACTATTACTAACGTTAGCTAACAAAGATCATGACTGAACCAGTTGAAAAAGTTTCCCAAGAGGAAATGCAGTCACAATTTCAGCAAAGGTATACTGCCTTGCTAGATGAAAATAAGAAATTGTCTGCCAAAATTAAAGAAAATGAAATCACAGCCCTTAAATTACAAGGTGCTTTAGAGACTTTGGATTACTTCATAGAAAAACCCGAAGAGCCTGAAGACACTGACGTAACAGACGAATTAGTCACAGGGGGATAACTTCCCCCTTTTTAATGGCATAAATAACTTGGAAGCATAGTACTAGCGTTGTCCTAATAAAATGGCAAATAGAATTCAATTAAGACGAGGTGGTGCCCAGGAATGGGCAAACTCAAACCCTACATTAGCACAAGGTGAATTGGGGATAGAGTTAGACACTGGTCGATTTAAAATAGGTGATGGCGTTACAGCATGGAACTCACTAAGGTATGAGAGACCTGTTGAGTCCACATCTAATACTGCAAACACTTTAGTACAAAGGGATGCCGATGGTAACTTTGCTGCTGGCACAATTACATCAACCCTTATTGGTAATGCTTCTACTGCTTCAAGACTTGCTTCAACCAGACAGTTTCAATTAGCTGATGATGTTTCTGCTACTGGTGTTTTTGATGGTAGTGCAAACTTAACGCTTAATACTTCTCTTTCACTTATCTCTACTCTGCCTCATTATGATGGCACAGCAACACCTACAGGTACCTATACAAAAGTTACTGTAGATGCTAAAGGTAGAATTACAAATGCTTCAAACCCAACAACTCTGTCTGCATATGGATTAGATGGTACAGTAGAAGGTGCTTCTGCTATGCCATATGACGGAGACCTTGCTGCAATTGCAGCATTAACAGCAACTGGATTAATTTCTAGAACTTCTGCCAGCACAATGGTAACCAGGACTATTACTGGTACTGCACAAAGAATTCAAATCCAAGATGGTGGTGGTATATCAGGAAACCCAACCATTGACCTTATTACAACTGCCGTTACTGCTGCTGCATATAATACAGCATCACTAACATCTATTGCTGGATCACAAACTGTTAATACTACTGCATATACCGTTGACGCATATGGTAGACTAACAGCATCTGTAGCACTTCCTATTGCTACAGCAGTAGAAGGCACAACAGCACTAGCATATGCAGCAGGAACGACCTATTCCAGAGACGATAAGATTACTAATTCGTCGAAACTTTATCAAGCCATTGCAGGTATTTCAGCAGGGGCTGGGGCACCTACTCATTCAGATACTTCAGATGCTGGATCATGGAGATACCTTGGTGCGGTTACGACGCAACAGAAAGGACTCGCGTCCTTTGCTCAGGAAGATTTTGACGTATCTGCGGCTGGTCACGTTATCATTTCTGCTGCTGGTGTTGACAATACTCAACTACAAAACAATAGAATATCCTTTGCTGACGGCAACGCGAAAGAGGACTTCACACTCGACCAAGAATTAACTGCGACTTCAGGATACCGTGGATTCAATAAACTCAACTATATCAAGATTAATGATACAAGCGGTAATCTACTGTTTGGGGCAAACAATACGGGTGATAGTAGTGCTGGAGAGATTGATGTCAACGTCAGATCCTATTTCAGTGATCCAGACATTACCCTCGATGGGGCAGTTGCACAAACTATAGACAAGACTGGAGATGGTAACCTAACCATTCAGTCCACACAGAATTCATCTTCTGCTAGATCATTTACACTTAATGTTGCTAACTCAGGATCTGGGTCAAGCACACTTAACGTTACAGCAGAAGACTTAGTTGATATTAAAGCAACTGAAGCAACTAATGGTAAGGTACATGTTGAAGGGTCAAGATTCCAAGCAGACTACATTGGATCTTCTGGATCTGTATTACACCTAGACCCAGGTGATGATAGAGCAGTCACAGGGACATGTAGAATACATGGAGACTTACAAGTAGATGGCACGACTACAACAATTAATTCTACCACTATGCAGGTGGATGATGTTATTCTCACTCTTGGTGGTGATACTGCTCCAAGTTCGGATGACAACAAAGATAGAGGAGTTGAATTCAGATACTATGACTCTCAAGCAAGAATTGGATTCTTTGGTTACGACGATTCGACCAACGATCTTGCAGGACATACAGGGGCATTCACATTCCTCTACAATGCCACAAATACCTCAGAGGTATTCTCTGGAACAGATGCAGGGGTCATCGCTGGTAACTTAAAACTTACAACAAATACTAACTCAACATCTAATACTACTGGAGATTTGGTAGTAGCAGGTGGTGCTGGTATTGGAGACGACGTTAATATTGGTGGATTATTAGATGTAGATGGGACATTCCGTGCTAACTCTACAAGTAGATTTGATGATAATATTGTATTCCAAGGTGCTTCCAAGACTCTTAAACTTAATAATGGGTCAGGAACTACTAAGACTACACTTCATACCACAACAGGTAATGCAGAATTTGGTGGTATAGTAACAGTAACAGGTAACACAGACTTAAATTCAAACTTAAACGTAGCATCTCTAGTATACTTTGAGTCTACTGATGCACCTGATGTTGCTCTAAACAGTGGTACAAACCTTTATGAAATACAAAGTTCTGACTACGGTGCTTTAAGATGTGATGGTGGTGGATACTTTGATAAGGCAGTATTGTTTAATAACGATATTTACTTAAATGGTAACTTCAACCAGAGGGATAGTGGAACAGAGAGTTGGGGTTTACGGAACTGGTTGCAGGTAAGATATAAGTTTAGGGTTGGTAGTAGTGTTGCTTACAACCCAACCTATGCTACACATAACACTTCTAACATGAGAGTGTATGGTGGTGGAGGTATTGCTCAGAATTTACATGTTGGTGCTACAGGATCTGGAGAAGGTCTTTTCGTTGGTAAGAAAAACTCTGGTGACACAGTTAAGTTTAGTGTCCTAGGTGCTTCTGGTGATACAACTATTGTTGGTGACCTCACAGTTAACTCTGCTGTTGACTTTGACACCACTCTAAACGTTGATGGTGCTGCTACATTCCAGGACAATGTTACTATCAACGCAAATAACAAATTCTTTAAAGTCCAAAACAATTCAGCAGCAGACAAATTTACAGTTGATACCGATAACGGTAACACAATTATTGAAGGTACACTTAATACTAAGTTAGCTGCTGACTTTGATACTACTTTAAACGTAGATGGTAATGCTACTTTCCAAAGTAACGTTAACATCAATGGTGATGGTAAGATGTTTACCATCGAAAATAATGCTGGAGCAGACAAGTTTACAGTTGACACAGATAATGGTAATACAGTTATAGCAGGTACATTAGATGTTACGAGCAACGTTGGTATTGATGGCGATTTTGACATTGCTACTTCTAAGTTCACAGTTGCTTCCGCTACTGGTAATACAGTAATTGACGGCACACTAGATGTAGATGGTAGTGTTGGTATTAATGGTGTAACTGCTATTGATGCAAACTTCTCAGTTAGAGATGGTAGCAACAACTATAAGTTTAAAGTCATCAATACAAGTGGTAACACAGATATTATTGGTACATTAACCGTTGGTGATGCTACACAAATCAATGACACCTTCGGTGTTTCTGGTGTAGTTACAGCAACAAACAACACAGAGCAAACTCTAACAGGATCATACGCTGCTGATGGTGCTGCAAGATTCTCTGGTGGTATAGGACTAGCGAAAAACCTAGCAGTTGGTGGCGGGGCACGAGTCTACGGCAATACAGAGTTGACAGGTAGTTTAGACCTTAACAGTAGTGCAGATATATCAGGTAATTTAGTAGTCAGTAATGCTGATGAAGCAACATCTCTTGCAGATGGTTCAGTTGCTTTACAGGTTGCTGGTGGTGCAACAATAGACAAGAATACATACATCGGTGGAAACTTAGTAGTATATGATGCAGGTAATACACGTGCAGCATTTACTGTTACTAATGCTACAGGCAATGGAGAATTCCACAATGACCTCACAGTCGGAGGAGACCTTACAGTAAATGGATCAACCACTACAGTTAACAGCACGGTCACTACTCTCGATGACCCTATTATTACTCTGGGAGGTGACACGGCACCATCCAGCAACGACGCTAAGGATCGTGGTGTTGAGTTCCGTTATTACGACGGCTCAGCGAAAATTGGTTTCTTCGGATTCGATAGATCATCCCAACAGTTTACCTTCCTAACCTCAGCGACTAATACATCAGAAGTATTAGCAGGTACAGATGGTGCTCTAAGAATTGGGTCACTTAATGTAACTGGTGCTGGTACATCAGTTGATATTGACAACAACTTAAATGTTGATGGGACTGCAACAGTAGATGGTCAGATTATATCTCAAGTATCATCTGGACCTGCTCTTGTTATTCCTACAACAGACAAAATTAATAATCTTAACGCAGACTTGTTAGATGGCATGACAACTGCCACTGCAAACACTGCATCCACAGTTGTTAATCGTGATGGATCTGGAGACTTTGCTGCTAATCAAATCACTGCTGCTAGTGCTGCTGGTTCTGGTGCAGGTTTCTTAGGTAACGCAAGCACTGCTGACGCATGGAAGACTGCTAGAGTATTCACCCTTGATGGTGTTGTATCTGGGTCTGTATCTGTAGATGGTAGTGCTGCTCCAACATTAACAACAACATATGTTGATGCTGATATAACTGCTTTGGCAGCAATGTCTGGCACAGGATACGTTGTAAGGACTGCTGCAAATACATATGCTCAACGCACACTTAACGTTACAGCATCCTCTGGTATTACACTTACCAATGCTGATGGTGTATCAGGTAACACAACTATTAACGTTGCTTCTTCTGCATCTAACTCTGCAAACAACCTAGTCTTAAGAGACGCATCAGGTAACTTTGCTGCTGGTACCATTACTGCAACCATAACAGGTAACGTAACTGGAAACTTAACAGGTAACGCTGATACTGCTACACAAGTTAAGACTATCCAAGGATCTGGCAATGCATCATATTATCCAACATTTGTCAACTCTGACAACGGCTCAGCTACTGCTGAGACTGTATATACTGACGCTGGTATCACTTACAATCCTTCTACTAACACTCTATCGGCAACAAACATCGTCGGGACAGTAGTTGGTAACGTTACTGGAGACTTAACAGGTAACGCTGATACTGCTACAACTTTAGAAACAGCAAGAACTATTGGTGGAGTTTCATTCAATGGGTCTGCTAACATTAATCTACCAGGCGTTAACGCTGCTGGTAACCAAGATACTTCAGGCACTGCTGCAATAGCAACAACCATTACACTCGCTGACGAATCTACTGATACGTCATGTAATGTCCTATTCGCAACTGCTGCTACTGGTAACCTAGGTGCTAAGACTGGTACAAACTTAACATTTAATTCAAACACAGGAGTCCTAACTGCTACTGGATTTGTTGGTCCTATTACTGGTGCAGTCACTGGTAATGCTTCTACAGCAACTACTCTCCAGAATGCTAGGACAATCGGTGGTGTATCCTTCGATGGATCCGCTAACATCAACCTTCCAGGTGTCAATGCTGCTGGTAACCAAGACACAAGTGGTACTGCTGCAATAGCAACAACAGTAACAGTTGCTGATGAGTCATCTGACACCTCATGTAATGTCCTCTTTACAACTGCTGCAACTGGTAACCTTGCACCTAAGAGTGGCACAAATCTAACATTCAATTCAGATACTGGAGTCTTAACTGCTACTGGATTCGCTGGTCCTATCACTGGAGAAGTAACTGGTAACGCAGCAACAGCAACGAAACTAGCAACAGCAAGAAACATTGGTGGTGTAGCATTCGATGGTAGTGCTGCAATTAACCTCCCAGGTGTCAATGCTGCTGGTAATCAGGACACTTCAGGAAACGCAGCAACCGCAACCACTGCTGCTGCATTAACCACTGCAAGAACAATTGGTGGCACATCATTTGATGGTAGTGCTAACATTACTCCTGCTACTGCTACTCAAGCAGCAAACCTAGCAAACCATAATACTGCTGCACTTGCAGAAGGCACAAATCTTTACTATACAGAAGCAAGAGTCCAAGACAAACTCGACAATGCTTATGAGCAATTAAGAGCAATGTTGAATAATCTTGCTACTGCTACAACTCTAACATTAAATCTCTCTGGAGACCCAACTCCTGGTTCCGTTGTAACCCTTGGATCCATCACCAACAATGGTGTTGGAGGATTCTCTAACGGCACTGGAGTCGCAACTACAGGTGGCACAGGTAGTGGATTGACAGTTAATACTACTACAAGTGCTGGAGTCATCACTGCAATCGCTCTGAATGCTGCTGGTAGTGGTTACCTAGTCGGAGATACCCTAACGATAGCAAACGCTGCTGCTGGCGGTGTTAAGACATTTAACAACGCAACCTTAACTGCTGGCACAGGATATGCATCTGGAACTAATATCGCTGCCACTGGTGGAGATGGATCCAGTCTTACAGTTGATATCACAGCATCTTCTGGAGGTATCACTGGAGTCACAGTTAACACTGCTGGTACTGGATACGCTGCTGGAAACACAATCACGATTGCTAACGCTAACGCATCTGGTATTAAGACTACAGGAAACGTTAGTGCTGCTGATGCAGCAAGGACTCCTGGTACTTACACCATCGGTGCTTCTGATTACTCTACTCAGAATTCTGGTAGTGCAGCAACCTTTACGGTTGTAGTCGCAGTTGGTGGTGGAGCAACTATTACCGTCACTGATGACGGCACAGGATTCGTTGCTAATGAAACAATTACTATTGCTGACGCACAATTAGGTGGCGGTGGTGCTGCTGTCCTCACCTTTGATGCTACAGCAATTCATGGTAACGGTGCAACGATTGACATTGCTACCGTATTTGTTAATGCAACCTTCGCACTTTCTGACATCACAACGATGGAAGTTGGAGCGACTGTAACAGGAAGCACATCTGGTACAACTGGAGTTATAACTGCTCTTGGTACCAATGCAATAACAGTTGATAATGTAGATGGATTCTTCAAGAAAGGAGAAACCGTTGGTGCTAATGATGTAACTAACTTGACTATTTCCTCATTCGCTTAAAATAAATGTCCGCTACAAGACCAGCCACTAAGGCAGAAATAAAACTGTATGCACTTCGCAGATTAGGTTATCCTGCGATTGACATCAACGTGTGTGATGAGCAATTGGATGACTTAGTAGAAGAAGCAATTGATTATTATCAAGAGTATCACTTCAATGGAAGCTATGATGTTTTCATGAGAGTAGAAGTTACTGAAGCAATTAAGACTGCTGCTACAGCATGGACACAAGAAGGGTCTACTGCATGGTATGGACAAGACAATTATATATCAACACCACCAGGAACTCTAGGGATTAACCAAGTCTTTACAGGTATTGGAGCATCTAGTGTGGTACCTGGAAACATTTTCAATATTAAATATCAAATATTTTTAAATGATATCTATGCCATGACTCATGGACAGATATTACATTACTTTATGACATCTCAATACCTTGAAACATTGGATTGGGTTACTAACTCTCAAGCAAATAGAAGGGTTAGATGGAATGAGCATAACAATAGATTGACACTTGACTTTGATTGGGACAACCTACAAGTGGGTGATTACATCATGGTCGATATGAAGATGCGTCAAGACCCTACAACCTTTACAGATATGTTTAATGACAACTGGTTAAAGGATTATATTGAAGCATTATTCCAACAACAGTGGGGAAGGAACCTAAGTAAGTATGACGGTATACAGATGTTGGGTGGAGTGACACTCAATGGTCGTCAAATACTCGAAGATGCATCTCAGTTTAAGAAAGACTTAGAAGTAGAACTTAGAGATCGTTATGAATTACCACCAATGGATCTAGTAGGCTAATATGGCATACAGTAATTCACCAGCAAACGCATGTGTCCAATCCGATTATACGTCTGCATGTCGGGTTAATATTAATGGGTCAGCACAAGAGCAAGGATTTATAGAAAATCTTATTGTTGAGACTATTGAAATTTATGGACAAAACGTGTATTATCTACCTAGGACTTACATTAATCGGGACACTATACTAGATGAAGTTGATAACAGCACTTTTTCGACCAACTACCCCATCAGAGCATACGTTAATAACGTCGAAGGATGGGAAGGCCAAGGCGAACTTCTTAGCAAATTTGGCGTACGAGTCGAAGATAAGACGACGTTTATCTTATCCCGTAAAAAGTTTAAAGAAAAAGTGGACGACAATGTTACACTTAATGTCGAGGGACGACCAAACGAGGGGGATTTAATTTACTTCCCTGTAACTAATCATTTGTTTGAGATACAGTTTGTAGAAGTGGAGAAACCATTCTACCAACTAGGAAAAGGATATGTTTGGGAATGTCAGTGTGAGCTATTTGAATACGCTGATGAGCAACTTAATACTGGTGTTGCTGAGATTGATGCTATCGAGACTGCGTTTGCTAATGCAATTACTGTTGGTCTCGTAGCAGGTGGGTCTGGAGACTTCACTGTTGGTGAGACTGTTACTGGTGGTACATCTAATGTTACTGCTGAGGTTAAGTCTTGGGATAGTGGCACACGTACTCTTATTGTTATCAACAGGTCTGGTACTTTCCAAGTGCCTGAAACCGTTACTGGTGGTACATCAAGTGCATCCTGGACAACTGCTTCATACAATACGATAAATAATACCAATTCAGAATACGATCAAAACGCTGATTTTGAAACTGGAGATAACGATATACTCGATTTCTCTGAGACAAATCCATTTGGTTCTGTTGGTCAACTCACTGATACTACAATCTAATGTTAGGCACATATAGTTATCACGAAATTTTTAGGAAGACTGTCGTTGCCTTTGGTACGATGTTTAATAACATTGAACTGCGAAGGGCAAACGAAGTAATGAAAGTGCCTTTGGCATATGGTCCTAAGCAGAAATTCTTGGCAAGGTTGGATCAAATGCCCGACCCTACCAATAAAAGAGTCCAGATGACTCTTCCTAGAATTTCATTTGAAATGAATGGAATTACATACGACCCTCAAAGGAAGGTATCACCCACTCAAAAGATTAAGATTGCTAGTACTTCTACTACCAATAAGAATGCATTTATGCCAGTGCCCTACAATGTAGGATTTGAAATGGCAATCATTGCTAAGAATCAGGAAGATGGTTTGCAGATTATTGAGCAAGTATTACCATACTTCCAACCCCATTATAACTTGTCTATCAAGTTACTAACAAACGTTAATGAAATTAAAGATGTCCCAGTCACACTAAACAGTGTAGACTATGAGGATGATTACGAAGGTGACTTCGCTACTAGAAGAGCAATCATTTGGACTCTTCAGTTTACTGCTAAGACATACCTATACGGTCCTGTTACAGACAGCAAGGTTATCAAGAAAGCAATTACAGATTACTATACATCTACAAGCACAACTTCTGCACCAAGACAAGTACGTTATCAGGCAACTCCAGTTGCTTTGACCAACGTTACTGGAGCAGCAGTTACTACACTTACCAATGCTATGGATATCAACGATGGTATCTTTGCAGTTGGAGATGTGTCAAGTCTGGCAGAGAATACCAACATTCAAATTGATACTGAGGTAATGCGTATCGATAGAATTGTAGGTACTACACTACATGTTAAACGTGGATGGAATGGAAGTACCATTGCTGGACATGTAGCAGGATCAGGAATCCTGGAGATTGATGAAGCAGATCATGCAACCATAGAGAGTGATGACGATTTCGGATTCGGTGAAATATTCTCAGACTTCACTGACCTTAAGAAACGTAATCCTGTAAGTGGTGCTGACGAAACTATAACATGAGGTATCTATGGCAACCTTTGACGGTTTAGATGAAGTATTTGGTAGCGAACCTTCTGACTTACAGAAGCATGTAGCATCAGTCAAGCCAACACTCAAGAAGAGTGAGACGCAAGATATTAAGCAAGACTATGAAATGAGTCGTGCTAATCTACATAACTTAGTAATGAAAGGACAGGAGGCAGTAGATGGTATACTTGATGTGGCACGAGCGTCAGATCATCCTCGTGCTTATGAAGTTGCTGGTCAACTCATCAAACACGTGGCAGACACGACAGACAAACTAATCGACCTGCAAGGGAAGATGAAAGAATTAGATAAAGAAGATAAGAAAGGACCATCTACGGTTAACAATACCATGTTTGTGGGGAGTACCGCAGACCTACAAAAGATGCTAAAGAAACAAAAAGACATAAATAATACCGAATCTACATAGACCCGACATGACAGTCCTTAACGTATTAAGCACAAATTCTATAAGTGCATCTGGATCAGAGTATCAAACCGTCCAGACTGGATTTTACAGAGTGAGTGCTACAGCAGCATCTACCGTACAGTTTGGTGCTGGACCAGTGATTCAAGTTTTTGCAAACTCCCCAGTACTTTTAAAGGGTAATGCTAAGCCTGGACAAGCAAAGGTAATGAAAGCAGTTGATGATTCAACAGCAGATTACCAGTTAGGAACTAACATTGGAGAAAGGTCTACAACACATCCTTTTTCAGTAGGAGATTATATCGCTGTGGTGGATAACAGCACTTCTCCTGCGATTGACAGTAATTTCTTATCAGCAGGAACTGCTGGTAAAAAGATAACAGCTGCAACAGATACTACAATAAGTACAGATATAGACTCTTCATCAGCTAGTGCTGACTATACCTATGCATACTCTGGTAATCAAGCAATTGTACAGAGAGCAGTTAAAATAACTGCTGGTGGACAAGCAATAATAGTTGAAGAAGTTCAAGTAGTAGGCGGCTAAGATGCCTTTAGTAAATCAAAAGGCAGAGAAGATAGTTAGAGGAATGAAACGTCGTTCCTCTGACTGGAAAAGACTTTATGGTAAACGAGATAAGGAAGTGATGTATGCAACGGCTAATAAGTTAGCCCAAAAGGAAATGGTCAAACCACCGTTGACTTATACGCAATTCATCGAGAATTATGGAACGGAAGGAAAGTCCAAAAGAAAAGGCAAAGCGACTGGCTGCAACACAAAGGCTGCTGGATCAAGTTGACTTTAAGAAGAAGCGTCAGGAGATAAGAACAGCGTCTTCAAGTCCACACGATATTGAGTAATATTACTTATAAATAATTTCATAATTTATGCGAGCCCACGGCTATAAATCGTGTCTCATTACACAGTAGGGTATCACACCCTTCAACAAGAAAAAAGAGAAATCTGCGAGTACGCAGAGGATTCTTTTCAAGCATTTCACAACGCACAAGAGGATGTCCCTTACCTAAAGGAGCATCCTCATTTTTTTGACTATATCCTAAAGGAGGATTGATTATGACAACACTGATAGTTAAACATAAGCATGAAATCATGTGGTGGATGTCGAGGTTAACTATAATGTTAACGGCATTATTTCTTTCTTTCTCATTAGCAGGGCAAGCCTATGCAGCTGATGCAGGTATTCAAATGGGTTCTAATGGCAATCTAATATTTGAACCTAATGAAGTCACTGTTAATGTTGGCGACACAGTTACATTTACAAATGGTGAGTTGCCTCCTCATAATGTAGTATTTGCAGGTCATGATGAATTATCTCATCCTGACTTAGCATTTATGAGTGGTGAACAGTTCCCTGTTACATTCCCAGAGGCAGGTGACTATGAATTTCAGTGTGATCCTCATGCTGGTGCGGGTATGAAGGGGGTGATTCACGTTGAGTGAAGTAGTCTG